AATAAATCTACAGATGACCTGTAATTTGAATTTGCGTGTGATGGATTTGGAAATGTTTGTGCCATTAGATAAGTCCTCCATAGCCTTGATTCTGTCGTAATAATTTAGTAGCAACTTGCATTGATATACCTTCGATATATTGCTTCATTGCTTTACCTTGCATCTGACCACTACCATCTACATCAACATTACTGATGTGAAAATTGATATTGGCATTTGCTGTAGAGGCGCCTATCTTTGACATAGATGAAGATGCACCACCAACACCAGAAAGTGCTGATTTGAATGGTGTTATTCTTGCTGGTCCTGTAATAAATTCTGGTCCTTCTTCACCAACAAGCCCGAGTTGACCTGAACCAAGCACACCACCTTTAGCAAGTCCTGGTATCTCGCCACCAGGAAGTTTTGATTTAATCCAATCACCAGCGGCTGTGAAGCCACCTGTAACTTTACCTTTAATGCCTACACCAAATTCTTTAATCTTTGTTAAGCCTTCTGAAATCCAGTCAATCATTCCTTTAATCTTATCAACAACAATAGCAATTGTATCAATTATCTTTTGCATCGCTGGAACAACAATCTCTGTCATTACATTGCCTAAACCCTCAAAGACTGTAGAAGCCGCTGGACCAATCGTGTCTACTAATGGACCTAATGCTTCTGCTACCTTGACGATAATATCGAATGCAACTGATAATGCTGGTGATAGAATGTTTGTCCAAATAGAACCAATCAATTCAAAGATTGGGGCTGCCTTGTCCATATTGTCCATCAACATAAAGATGCCATCTGTAACGAATGTAACTGCTTGACCAAGTTTCTCACCTAACATAATTGCTAAGTCTTCATTCTCAACTAAGAATTCACTCATCTTAACTGCCGCATCGTTAATAGCACTTGATAGTCCACCTTCACCAACTGCGATTAAGGCATTGTTACCTGCGATTTTTAAGTTAGACAATGATACTGATAAGTTCTTTGATGCTTTCTCCATACCACCACCGAAGTCTTCATTAAGACCTTCGAGTAATGCATCTTTCAATGTAGCCGCACCTTCGGCAGATTTACCAAACTCTGATACTTCTAGTCTTGCCAATCCAAGTTTTTCTTCAAAGATTTTAAATACAGGAATACCTCTGTCTGCTAGTCTGTTTAAGTCTTCAAGTCCTAAACCACCAGATGTTGTTCTACTGAACAAGTCTGTGATAGCCTGTAATGAACCAACTCTATCTGTTGTAATCGCCGCCATATCACCGAATGTAGTCAACAGTTCTTCTGTTGGCTCAATACCAGATGATTTAAGTTTGATGAATGTTTCTGTGAGTTCTTTAATATTGAATGGCGTTCGTGTTGCAAAGTCATTAATGAACTTAAACGCTTTATCACCTTCTTCTGCTGAACCTGTAACTGTTTCTAGTGTGGTCTTTAAGTCTTCTGCTTCTTTACTTGCATTAACAACAGATTTAGTAAAGACTCCTAAACCACCAATAGTAATTGCACCTGCTAGTAGTCCTTTCATCTTGCTGAATGAGCCAGATGTTTTCTTAATACTCTTGTCTACTTTGTCGAATTGCTTATCAAGTTTTCCGACCTTCTTATTAAGAGGACCGAGAGAAGATTTCATTCCATCTAAAACTTTAGATGCTTTGTCGAGGGCTTTAATCTCAATTTCAATTTTAGCGTTTGCCATGCCTTTTGCTCCTCTTATCTTTTAACTTTAGATATTCACCCCAACCAACAAACTCGGATGCTGACATTTCCATAATCTCATCTACGGTCTTATGTAAATGTTCTGCTAACTGATACAAGAAGTATACGTCAGCATCCTTGTTTAGTTTCCCGCTATTTCTTCCGCTTCTGGTTCAGAATTAAGAATATGCGTAGCAACTCTCGTTACAACATCGGGGTCAACATTATTCATCAAGTCAAATTTGTCTGCGTTAGTAAACATCTTTGACTTGTCTTCATTTAACGCTCTAGTGATTAACACGATTACTAATGCTTCAGCAATTTTGTTATCTCTATAAAGCGCCACAACTTCTTCTGTTTGCTTTAAGTTAGCGGATGATTTGAAATAGATTTTAGAGTTATCCCATTCAGGCACTTCTATCCATTCTAGTTTATCTGTTAACTTTGTCTTAAAATGCGTTTTCGCATTGTTAATTACACTCATTGTAGGCTCCTGTGTGTTATTAAGTTATTGTTAATTCACCAGTTCCAGTTAAGTCTAGTGACATTGTAACTAGGTCTGCTGATGATACTTCTACTGATGACGATGTTACAATTGCTGAACCAGTGTAAGTATTACCTGATGTCCCGTCAGTTAGAATAACTGCAACTGCCGCACCACTATTGTAATCAGGTGATGCAGATACTAGTGAAGCATCATCATCTTTGAAATACAGTTCTACTGTTCCTGTCCACGATTGTAGAGAACCTTCGAATGTTTTCCATCCACCTGTTCCCATTGCTGTTGTTTCTAATGTGTCTGTTTCGATTGAAACATTCCACGATGAAACAAGACTTGTTCCTGCCGCACCGTTTTGCAAAGTTCCCGCTAGAGTAACAGTGCCATCTTTACCTTTTAATATTGCCATAATATGTCTCCATTGTTATATTATTATTTGTCTAAATCACCTTTCGGGTGAATATACTCAATTCGCACTACCATTTGAATAGCACCTAACGGAAATATAACACCTTCATCAGTGTTAATCTCAGTCACCATCGTATCAATTGCATACCCACCGCGAGTAACATCTTCATACAATTTCTGTTCTAACTCGTCACACAATTTGTTTCTTGCTGTGTCAAGGTATTTACCTTTTACGAAACCAGTTAGAATATATTCTATTGTTCCCTGTCTTTCATAACCCATAGCGATATCATTCTTTAATTCGCTACCTGTGGTTATCAGAACTGCGGGAAACTGTGCATCACTTAGTTCGTCAATTTCGAACATATCCCGTGATACAAATTTTGTTAACTTTACTGCCTTGATTGCTTTCTCAACATCTTTGGCTATTTGTTCTCTGTAACTTGTTTTTATGTCGCTCATATGTTTCTCTCAAAAGTTTTCTCAAAAGCATCTGCGATGAACTTTTCTTCTTGTGGTCTAACACCGAAGAATGGTCTTGTTTTTTGGTTCATACTTGCTTTCTTTTGTTCTTCTTTTCTTTTAAAGCCAACAATGACCTTGTTCGTTGAGCGTCTCTCAACATCCATACTAGATAACATTCTACCAGAGAAGTTTAAGTCTGGTTTAGTGCTTCTACCTTTCGCACTTCTAAAGTCTCTATAACTGTTGTTATATTTCTTAAAAGCACCATTCAATCCAACGCCTCTTGCTGTTCGATTGATAATTAATTCTTTTGTCTTTTCACCTGCTCTATTTAGAGCCTTGGGAATCGCCCTCTTTATATTGTTGCTAAGCCTGTCTAATTGGGCTTTTGCTTTAGTAGTATTGATGGTTACTTTTGCCACTATCTTGCAAGCCTTCTAGTGTGGATAACACGCTTTTCTGTGTCTTGTATAACATTATCTGCATTGGCATCATATTCGATACCATCACGCAATATTGAAGTAAATTCTTCTTCATATTTGTTTTTATAATGTTTCATCATTACTTGAAATTTATCTTCATCACCTTCAGCATTCCATTTGGTTAACTGTGGTAAAGCATACTCTGAAAGAACACGATACACTGCACAACGGGTGAATTGTGATTCTGTTAGTCTAGTTGAATCTAATTCAGTTCCTGTGTATGGTGCTTTTGGCCACCATTCATCTCTTACTTTACGAAGAATGTCTGCTTCTGCTTTTGCGTGTTCACTTGTGAACTCATCAATTCCGTATTGTAGAATTTCTGGTTGATATACCATTAAATCACTATCTGTTGACATTGCCATATGTGTTCTCCTATATTGAGTTGAAATATGAGGGCATTTAAGCCCTCATATATTATAATCTTAAATTAAGATTATGATTCGTCAATAATTAGAACACCACGAGTAGCGTCAATTGTTGCACAACCGAAAGCCGCTGATGCTACAACATCAAAACCAACTGCTGCCGCTCTACGCTCAACTTCTAGGTTAATACCACCAGAGATAGCACCTCTCATAGCGTCACCAGAGAAGATAGCCATCTTAGGATTGTGAGTGCCTGCGATTTGCGTGTTGTTCAAGTATGAACTAACGAAGCAATTAACGCCTGCAATCTTACCAAAGAAACCGTTTCTCATTGCTGAAGTTTGGAAATCACCACCGGCGAATGCCGCGTTACCTACTGCACCCATTAAGTGTGCGTAAGCATCTGTAGAGATAATACCAAATAACTCACTAGTCTCACCATTGCCACGGATTGTTGCTACAGCCGCAAAAACTTCATCAAGGTCTAAATTACCTGATGTGATTTCTTGTTCTGTAAGTGAACCCATTGCTGATGTTACTGTTGTGTCTACTGATTTAGCAACTGCGTTACCTAAAATACGACCCATTTCTTGTGGGTCAACACCACCTAGGTCTCTTAACACAGAACGAGCCGCGTGAAGGTCTAGAGTGATTTCATTTTTAGTATCAGTAGGAAGAACTGCGTCTAGGTCTACACCTGGTGCCGCTTCTGCTGATAGTTTAGTTGCCGCAACTGCGCCCATTACTGGAACTTGTGCTTTCATTGAACCTGCTGGAACATTTACCATAGGAACGATGCCACCACTAAGATATAGTGATGATTCTTGTGCCGCATATACTGTAGCGGCTTTTGTGTTTACCATCAAGGCGTCTAAATTGATACCTGATGCGTATGCTGAATTTGCCATGTTACTGACTCCTTATATTAATAGTTTGTTAACTTACCAGCGTTCATCCATTCTTTATAAGTCTTTCTGTCTGCTGGGTTAGTCATATCTAATTTAGATACATCTAACTGCTCTGTTTTAATAGTTCCGCCAACGCTACTTGTTGAACCTGTGCCTGATTGGCTAGGTGCCGCAAAGTGTGGGTTAGTAGTAAGAAAGTCAGAAACTAAGTCTTTTACTTGCATTTGAGAACCATTATCTAAGTAAGCAGGTGTGCCATGTTCATCGACAACTTCTGCTTCGCCTTGTTCGTTCAAACGAACTCGATTCTTTAACAAGTCTGCAACTTGATTGGGAGCAACTGATTTCAATGAGGCTGCTGAATTCAATAAAGCACCATCTACTTTCTCTCGTTTTAGTGTATTTTCTAAATCACCAATACGACTTTGAAACTTCTCTGCTTGTTCTTTAATTATCTTATCGAACTCGCCTCTCTGTTTCTGTTGTTCCAACTTACGCTCTTCCTCTTGTGTCTGCCAATTTTTGTATTGGTCAACATCAATTCCATCGAACTTTTTACGTTCTCGGCTGATTCTGTCCGCTACAATGCGATTAACTTCGTCTTGTGAAAAGCCCTTACTTTCTTTACTATCCAGAGCATTATTTTGTGGAGCCTCTGTTGCTTCCATTTCCTGATTGATATTATCTTCAGTATTCATTTTAATTTCCTCATAGAGTGATACCTTGCTAGGCAAGTTTAATTGTTTACGTAAACAATTCGTTTACAATATGTATTTATGCTCCCAGGATTACCATAATATATAATGATAAAATTTAATCTGTTTATATTTCTTTTGTGCGATTTTAACGAAAAACCCATTGACTTATATTCGAATCAGTAGTATATCGGTATTGTGTTAAACAAAAAG